CTCCTGTATACGGCGCTTGAAGTACCAGGACCGGTATGCGTTCCTTAGTACGCTGCGCCCCTCCGGGTTGTTCTTCCGGCTCTTTGTCCGGAACAACAGGGCTTTATCTATCGGTATCGTGTACAGGCCGAAGTTTGGCGGCGGCATCTGTGTCATACCGGTCAGGTTGTCATTGTCGTCATACTCCCACTGATAAAGGGTTTCTTGTGCTCTAATAGGCAGCTTAGCCCATCCGATCAGCCCGTCGTCATACTTGCTATTTAGGCGGCTGTCCCGGTTTTTGCCGCAACGCCGCTTGTACACAATTTCGTGGTAGCTCCACCCGTATGTTAAAAACGACAAGATTTCCGAAATGGTATCTGTCCAGGTGTCCTGCATGTCGTCCATGCAGCTCTCAACAAACTCTGCTACCTCTTCGTCTGCGTTCTCCGGTCCTCCTGGCTGTATAGTCCAGTTCGTCTGCCGGATCAGCATTTCAATGGCAAACAGTATGGCGCCGATCACGTCGTCATTGTCCGCCATTTCTCTGTATGTCTCCACGCCTTTACGGCCCTGGAGTTCTTTTAAAAATTCCTCGTAAAAAAAGCCGCCATAGCGCTTTTGCCCTATGCGGCCGATTTCTCCTGCTGTGGTTGCCACTATGACAGCCCTCCTTTCCGTCCACAAATCTTATACAGCAGCTTCTGTGCTGTCTGTTGTACCTTAACCTGCACGGAGGCGTTTCTGTCCATGTTCTTGCCGTCTCCCTTGCCGGTCTTATTGTTCCGGTTGATCCGGTTCATCAGCGACAGGCTCATTATTCCCCACCTGCCTCTGCTACCTGGCCATATCCATAGTACATAATACCTGTACCGCTTGAAATTGTCACACTGGCCGCTTTCAGGTACAAACAGTTGCCTGCTGTCAAAACCAGGCCGTCAACCGCTGCTGGCGCATCCCAGGCAGCTCCCACGGTTCTGATTGTTGTATCAGTCAGCGCCTGCACCGCAACAATGTGGCGGTTCTCTGCCTCCGGTTCGTACTTAGTGGCCGCTCCGGTTGCATTGTAAAGCATACAACCAAAACCGCCCATGCCAGCGATCATGCTTCCGTTTGCAGCGTTTCTGTTTCCCATTCCCATAGCCTTGCACCTCACTTTCCTCTCCAATAACTGCTCATGCCGCCCGCTACTGCCTCAGCCGGCGGTCCTGTCTGTGATGGCTTGTCCATCAAATACAACACAGCCTGCACAAGGGCGTCAACCGTGTCTTTGTATACCCCTTTCGGGAACATCAATAAATCTTTTTGCAGGTCTGCGACCCATGACGTCGTGTTCGGATCCGGGAAAAATACGTTCCCAGCCTCGAAGTATGGCGTAACCGATATTGCTCTCTCTTCCTTACTGCCGCGCGGGTTGTATGGCACCATTCCAGGGATTTCCTTGTCCAGCACGTCCATGACCGCCGGTCCGTTTGCCTTATCCTCCACGACCTTTGCCCTGGCCTTTGGCCATTTCGCTGTCATGTCCCGGATAGCTTTTACCGACTGGGTAAAGCTCATTTTGTCATTTACCAGGTCAAAAACATATATGTTTGGGCCGCTTCTGCCGACCACATAACCGGCAACCTTGGCGCTGCCGTCGCTGTTTTTAAATGCAAGGTCCCAGCTCTGTATGATCATGTTACAGTGCGGGGCTGTTGTGTAATAGTGCTGCAACCAGGCCTTTTTGAAGACGTTACCGTCTGCCGGTGCCGGCCGCTGCTGCATCTGTCCGGAATACTGCAAAGAGCCCATACTCTTTTTCAGTCCTGCCAGGGATTCCTTGTCGTATCGCTGGGGGTTCAGGATGTCTCCCTCTTCCCTTATGAGCTGCTTGCCGCTTTTCGGAAATGTTATTATTGTCTTTTTCTCTGCCTCAGCTGGTAAACACAAATGTTCATAGCCCAGGTTTTCTGCCAGCACATAACCGGTCAGGTCCATTTCATGTAATCGCTGCATAACGATAATGATCGCGCCGTTCTTTGGGTCGTTCAGTCGTGTCTGCAGTGTATTCTTAAAAAAATCTATAGTGTTTTGCCGCTCAGTCTCACTGTTGGCCTGCGCTGGGTTCTGCGGGTCATCAACTATAATTATGTCGCCGCCCTCGCCAGTCAGTGCACCACCGACAGAGGTCGAAAACATCATACCTTGGTGGGTGTTCTTAAATTCGTTCTGCCGGTTTACGTCGTCTTTCAATTTTACAATGTCGCCCCAGTTCTCAGTGTACCAGGGAGACTGTATAATATCACGGCTCAGTACGTTGTGCTTACGGCTCAGGGAATCACTGTACGAAACCTTAATAAATCTTTTCTCAGGTGCCTGGGTCCAGGCCCAGCAGGGGAAGCACACCGTTACATTTATGCTTTTCATGTGTCGGGGCGGGATATTTATCACAAGCCGCTTTATTTCCCCGTCCCTAACAGCGTGCAGGTACTCACATATCAGATCAATGTGCCAGTTCGGTATATACGTGGTACCCGGCTCAATAATCGGCCAGGACTGCTGTATAAACTCCGATAGGGACCGCTCTGCCCGTTCCCTGCGAATCCCTTTTAACAGGGTTCCTGGGTCAAACTGACTGCTATTTATGTAGCTTTCCCAGTATTTGCTCAAGGTTTTCCAGCTCCTCGTCTGATAGGTCGGACATGTCCGGAATGCTGCCGCTCAGTTCCAGGCCGCCGCTGTGCTCAACGGTTGCCTTTGCGCTCACGGCTATGCTCTCCGCACTGTCGCCGCGGCTCATTCTTTCTATCTTCACGCCGACGTCTGCCAGTCGGGCAATGTCCTGTGCAGACAATTCATTATCCGGGAGGGCTATCAGGCCACGGGTGGCTTTATTCAAAAGCTGCACGCCCAGTTTTGCGTGTAGATCGTGCATTTTCTTGATTTCCTGCTCATTCTTGAAACGTTCCAGCTCGGTCATGTAAACATCATAGGCCGCTGCGCGTTCTACCCAGTTCCACTGCGTACTCAGCTTTTCAATGCTGCTTTTGCTTTTCATTCCCATAGCGTCTGCCAGGCGTCGGATGCTTCTTTTCTCCGGTTCCCGTCCCTGGGTTCCGTATGGCATATCTCTGTACTGGCAAAACTTTTGGTAATGCTGCGACTTCTCGCCCTCCTGCTGCTCCCATAGTTCAGGCGCGTCTCTCTTTGCTGCCATGTGCTGCTCCCTCCTTTCTCCAAAACATAAAAAGAACGGCCATGGCGGCCGCCCTCTCAGGTGTTACTCTTTGCCAGGGACATTGATGTCCTCAGCAGCTTCCGGCGTTTCTTCCGGATCCGGCATATTTGCCTTTATATTTTCCTCATTCAGCTGCACGTATGCGTATTCTTTGCCGTCCCTGGTGCATGTAACGCCAGCATTGCCGGTATAGCTTACATACCGCCGAATAATTCCATCACAATAGGTTGGGCTTAACTCTACCAGCCTGGCCTGTCTCTCGGTCATTTCCGCGCCGATCAGTGTGAAGCCAGAACCGCCAAACAGGTCCAGGATAATGTCTCCCGGATCCGAGCTGTTCAGTATCGCCCTTGTGGCCAGTTCCACGGGCTTCTGTGTCGGGTGGAACGTCGCCGTATCTCTTGCCACTTCCCAAACGGATCCCTGCTTATCTTCCGGGTACAAGAAAACGCTTTTATCTTCCTGCAATCTCAGGTACCGGATTTTCTTTCCCTTTGGTACCTTGTCAGAAATAAAAGCCTTGCCTCCTGCTCCGTCAGTCACAACAATGCCACCGCTCAGGGTGGTTGCCATGCCTGCATCATCCCGGAGGGTTATCTTCCAGCAGGTGTTGTTGCTGCGATCTCCGCACCACTTGGCCGTATATCCTGCTTTCTCTGCATAAAACATAGGCTCGAAGTCTCTCAGGTAATCGGTACCGCTCAGGTTGTGGTTATTCTTCAACCATATCAAGTATTGCTTTTCCAGCAGGCCTGCGGCTGTCATAGCGTCCTCGAAGTCCCTGCGGGTATCGGTCGCATGGTAAATGTAAAATGCAGCATCTGGCTTGCTGTACTTCACGGCGTTCTTAAATGCCGGAATCAGTAATTTACCGAGGAGGTCGTCGTCGGTCAGCTCGTCGTTGGCGATCATGCCGTTGTTTTCGATCTGCTGTTTCTGTCTCTTCCCGTTTCCTCCGCCACCATCCAGGCTTATGCCATACGGTGGATCAGTGTTCACGCACTGCGCCAGTTCATCCCCCAGCAGCTTCTGCAGGGTTTCTGGCTTGGTGCTGTCTCCACAAATCAGGCGGTGCTGCCCCAGGTGCCAAATATCTCCGGCGTGGGTCATAGGAATGTTTTTCGGTGGCGGTACGGTGTCCTCTCCGTTGTTCTCCGTATCGTCCACGCCTCCCAGGGCGTTGAGCAGATCTTCCAGGTCCTCCTCTGTGTAGCCACTCATTTCCAGCGGTATCTCTCCGGTGTCCATCTGCTGCAGCATGTCTGCCAGTGCCGAGGTGTTCATTTCACTCAGCTCCGCCAGGCGGTTGTCTGCCATCAGATCAGCATACTCCTCTGCCTCCGAGGCATATTCCTGGTATTCAACAGGCACAACACTGGCCTGCATGGACTGTGCAGCTTCCAGGCGTCCGTGACCTGTCACAACAAAGCCGCTGCGTTTGCTCACTGTAATAGGTTTCCTCCATCCCTGCCCCTTGATAATGGCAGCCAGCAGTGCGACCTGCTTAGGTGGATGGGTGTTTGGGTTTCCAGGGTTCGGAACCACTTTGCCAATAGGTACCAGCTCGTCAAAAGCACAAAAGACCTTTACACCCTCCGGCGTAACGGCCCTTGCTTCCGCTTCGGTCTGGTAGTTGGCCACGTTGTTGAAATAGTTCTCAACCTCGTCTTTTTTCTTCTTTCTTGCCATTTCTCCAATTCCTCCACTCTATCATTTTAACATCTATGCAGTGCATTGAAAATGTCTACTTTTTGCACCGTGCAGGCACTATGCAAGTCTTATGCCATCAATGCCGAAAATCAGGGCAGACAGCGGCTTTACAGCCTTTCCCAGGTCACTGTAATAGGTGCGCTTTTCTACACAATTTTCGCGTGCAATTTCTTCTGCACTCTTCTTTTCCGGCGCGATATATGCAGCGTGCAAAATCCGGTACCGGCGCATTTCCTCTGCCTTGCCGCTCTGCTCGCATGATATCCGGTACAAGTTCAGCATTTCGTCAATGTGTGTCAGTATGATCAATGTGCGCTGCTGGCTCTGCTTAATGCTGCCAATATAATAATTGTCCTCGTACTCGAAGCTGTCCAGGCCGTCCAGAATGTCCAGGGCGCTCTCTTTTAGATCGGAAG